TAGCTCCTGATATTATTGTTCTTGATCTTGATTTTTTTAAATTATTATCACAACTTGACCAACCACTCCATTCACTCAATTTACAATCTAATTTTTCACAACCTTCTGTTGAAGTTTCTTTTAATGAATCACACTCTTTACCACCATTTTTAGATTCTGTTATTATTGTTCTTGTTCTTGATTTTTCATTATTATTACAACTTGACCAATTACTCCATTCACTCATTTTACAATTTATTTTTTCTAAATTATCTTTTGATGAATCATTTAATTTATTAGAATCTTTTGATGAATCTTTTGATGAATCTTTTGATGAATCTTTTGATGAAGTATCTTTTGATGAATCTTTTGATGAAGTATCTTTTGATGAATCTTTTGATGAAGTATCTTTTGATGAATCTTTTGATGAAGTATCTTTTGATGAAGTATCTTTTGATGAATCTTTTTTATTAATAAAATAAAAAACAACAATACCAATTATTATTAAAAATAAAATTAATAAAATAATTAAAATTTTTTTATTCATATATATAATATTATAATATATTTTTATGATATCATATAATAATATTTCATTTTCCAGTGCTTCCAAATCCTCCTTCATTTCTAATAGTTTCACTCAAATCATCTACTATTTTCACATTAAATGAAGATAAATTAGGAGCTACTAATTGAAATAATCTTTCACCTCTTTTAAATTCAATATCTTCTTCATTTAAATTATATACTCTACCTAATATTTCACCTCTATAACCAGCATCTATTAAACCAATTGAATTAGCCATAATTAAATTATATTTAGTTATACTAGATCTAGACATTAATAAATAAGAAACATTATTAGTAATTTGTTTATAATTACTCATAATACCTTTACTTGTATCAATATCAAATTCAAAATATTCTTCAATCATTTCACATTTAATACCTGATCCTAATTGTGTATAAGTTTTATTTGGTTTTATTACAATATCATTTGATAAAAATATATCATAACCTGCATTTCCATCATTTATTATCTTATCTTTATAATATGATCTCATATTTTCATCTATGATTTTAATTAATAAAGTATATTTTTTATTAGTAGTAATATTCATCTTAATAATTATTTATATTTAATATATTTTTATATTAAAATCAATATTATTCAATAAATAAATTTTGCAATTTTTTAAAAATGGATATTCATTATCTAATATAATTATTCCATAAATTTTTAGCATATAATTAAGATGTATTATCTAATAATTTAGAAATAATAGGAATTTTTAAAAGAGCTATAATAATATATTAATATTTCTTTCTAGATAATAATGTATTAGTATAACTAAATGAGTTTCTGAAAAATATTTTCATTATCTATAATACTTATTTTCCATATTTTTTATCTTATATTAAATTTCTCCAATAACTAAAACTACTCATTTAATTATATTCATTCAATAATTTTACTAATATTACATCATATTTAGTATTTTTTGTTATAATACTCTTTAATTCAATATATCTAATAATACCTTTACCATAATGTTAAAATAAATTTTTATAACTATTATAAAATTTTCTCTTTTAACATTATATCTTTTATTATTTTTTCTCATTTATCTTCTTTTAAATTTATTATTATTTTTAATCATATTGTTAAGTATTATTATACTCAGTATTATTATCTTATTAATTATTATCATCTTTTTAAATAAAATTATCTTATTAATTATTATCATCTTTTAAAATAAAATTATCTTATTAATTATTATCATCTTTTTAAATAAAATTATCTTATTAATTATAATTATCATTAAAAATAAAATTATCTTATTAATTATAATTATCATTTTAGATATAATTATCTTATTAATTATAATTATCATTTTAGATATAATTATCTTATTAATTATATTCATTATTTTAGATATAATTATCTTATTAATTATAATGAGATAATTAATCAAAATATAAAGTATTTTAATCTTATAAATAGCTATTATTATTGAATTATAAGATTAAGTTATTATTCAATTATTATAAAATCGAGTTATTTTATTATTATATAAAATTATCTTATTAATTATAATGAGATAATTAATTTAAATATAAAGTATTTTAATCTTATAAATAGCTATTATTATTTAATTATAAGATTAAGTTATTATTCAATTATTATAAAATCAAATTATTTTATTATTATTAGACTAAATTATTTGATTAATAATTAAAATAATCTGTTTATTATGATAAAATATCATTTTATTATTAAGATTATTAATATATATTATAATCATTATATTCATTATCATTTAAAATATTTTTATTAGAAATACTCATAGTAATAATATATTATTAATTTATATAATAAAAATATAAATACGTAAATTCTAATATATAAAATTTATCAATTTTTTTTAATATTCATAAATGATTAAATAATGATTATAAATATAATAAAAATATTGAAATTATTAGTAATAGAATATAATACAATATAAACTTATATTATATATATAAATAATAATAGTTATTTTCAATTAAAATGAGTAATATCACTACTAAAATAATAGGTAAAAAAAAAGTACATAAAAAAGTTATTAATGATGATTTTGTTGATGAAGATGAAACATTAATAAGTTCATCAATAAAAAAAAATGAAATAAAAAAAATACCTAATACAATAATATCATCACAAATATCATCAATAAATAATATATTAAAATATGAGAAATTAGATGATAGATTAAATGATATATTTATCAAAAATTTCACAGAAAATAAAGAAAATAGATTAAAAGAGAAACAATTAGATATATTAAAGAGTATATTAATAGATAAAAAAGATACATTAGGAATAATGGCAACAGGATATGGTAAATCTATATGTTATCAACTACCATATAAATATTATGAAGGAAAGAAAAATATCATAATAATATCACCATTAATATCATTAATGCAAGATCAATTAAATAAATTAGAGATGATGGATATACCAGTATTTTCATTTCATTCGGGTATAAATATAAAACAAAAAATAGATATACAAAAAGAATTAATAAAAGATAATAAATGTAGAATTTTATTTTTAACACCAGAATATTTAGTAAAATCTCAAGAATTTATTGAATCATTAGTATTAAGTGATACATTAGGTTTAATAGCTATAGATGAAGCTCATTGTGTTTCATGTTGGGGTAATGATTTTAGACAAGATTATAAATCATTAAATATATTAAAAATGTGGGCTCCACATATCCCTATTTTAGCTTTAACAGCTACTGCTACTACTAGAGTTGAACAAGATATTATTAATATATTAAAATTAAAAGATCCTAATATATTTAAATCATCATTTAATAGAGAAAATTTATATATTAAAGTAACAAATAGACCAAAAAAAATAATAGAAATAAAAGAATTATTAGATAAATATATATTATCACAAACATTATCTAAAAATATTATTATATATTGTAAAACAAGAAAAGATGTTGATAAAGTTAATAAAGATTTAATAGATAATGGTTATTTATCACAAGCTTATCATGCAGGTTTAACTAATATAGAAAGACAAGAAGTTCAAAATAAATTTACAAATGAAGAAATAAATATAATGGTAGCAACTAATGCATTTGGTATGGGTATTGATAAAGTTGTTCATTTAGTTATTCATTGGGGTTGTCCTGAAAATATTGAAAGTTATTATCAAGAAATTGGTAGAGCCGGTAGAGATGGTAAAAATTCAGAATGTTATTTATTTTTTGATAAAAGTGATTTTATAGTAAATAGATATTTTTTAAAGAAAATAAATAATAAAATATTAAAAGATTATAAAGATGAACAAATAAATGAAATGGAACAAATATGTTATACTAATAAATGTAGAAAACAATATATATTAAAATATTTTAATGAAGAAATAAATGATTGTATGAATTGTGATAATTGTTTAGAAAAACAAACAGTAGATGTAAATATATTAATGAATATCATGTATCCATTATATATGATTATTAAAACTGTATATTTAGGTAAATGTAAAATTGGTGCTAATAAAATATCTTTAATATTAAAAGGTTCAAAAAGTAAAACTATTGAAAAAATGTTATCATTTAAAACTTATGGTTATTTAAAAGATTTAGATGATGAACATATTAAAAATATGATTAGATTACTAATTTGTAATAAATATTTTTGTGAAAAAACTATTCCAAGTGGTTTTGGAACTTGTTTAGAAACAACTGATCAATTAGCTTTTTGGTATTTAAATATTGAACAAATATTAAAAAAAAAAGATTGTTTATTAAGTTATGATAATATTATTGAAACATTGAGATTATATCCTTTAGAAATTGAAATACCTTCTACTATTAAAAATTTAGATAAAGTAAAATTTAATAAAACTATTGAAGAAGATTTATTAAATGAATTTAAAGATGAACTTAATATTTGATTGATTCATTTTATAAATTAATTTTTTATATAATCATAAATTATTATTTTATCATCTAATATCATTTATACTTCTTTTAATTCTTCCAATAATATTAGATATTTATTATTAACAAGATAAAATTTATTATTATATATATTATTATTAAATTTAATTATTTTATCTACAATATGGACATTATTTATTCCATTATAAATAACATTATTCATGATATTTATGATTGCATATTAATTATAAAATATTTTAATTTAATTCTATATCTTCTAAACATATTGAGCATTGTATTTAATCTTAATCTTTATTTAAATATATTTAATATGTTAGTTAATAAAGCTTTGATTTATATTCTTTAATTTTTAATTTTAATCCTTATATTATATGATTTTTATTTATTGTTTATTATATTTTATTTTGTGTTGAAGACATCATACTAATGATTATTATTATTATTATTATTTTATTACTCTAATTAAAATATATATTATAATAAAATATTTTTTCAATTTTTTCAAAAAACTTAGACGCTAGAAAGAAATCTTTGATTTTAGACCAATGATAATTTATTATTTAAGCTTAATTATTGATTTAAATAATAATCAACTGCTGATTCTTTTATAACTGTTTCAAATTGATCTATTATTTGTTTTTTACGTAATGCTAATTTTAATATATGTTCATCAACAGTAGAAATATTTTTATCTTTTTTTAATATATCTTCTGGTGGTGTTGCTAAATATAAATAGACTTTAACTTTTCTTTTATCTTTTTCAATATCTTTATGAGAACAAAATCTAATAGCTCTACCTATAACTTGTTCATATCTTGACATATTCCAATAAGGTTCTAATACATGGACATATTTAACTCTTAATAAAGTAACACCTTCTTTAATAGCTGGTGATCCTATTATAATTTTTATTTTTGATCCATTAACATTATCTGGATGATTAAATACATTTCTAATCATTTCTTTTTCTTGTATAGATTCATCACCAGACCATATTGCATATCTTAATTTTCCAGGACCATCTTTAGAATAATTTTTATAACCATGATATTTAAGAATTTTAGTAATAGTTTTAATACCAGCATAACTTTTAAAATTAGAATAGACAAAATGTAAACCAGATTTAGATAAAATTTTATTCATTAAATAACTAAATTTAGATGAATAATTAGATAAATTTTCAAGTGACATATGATTTTTAGTAAATGCATTATAACCTTGTTCATTCGCATATTTATTTGGAAAAGCAATATTGGATATCATACGAGATCCTAATAAAAAATTATTTGGCATTTTAAATATATCATTAGCATCAGCAAAACCACCTTCTGATTCTTCAACAGTTTTATAACAATTATATTGATATTTAGACATAGGACATTTAATAATTTTTTCAATTCTTTCAGGAAAAGTATAATCAGGAGCACCTTGATAATAACTTATATAACCATTTAAATAATCACTTAAAATATCTTTATTTTGTATTTCATATTTATTTATTTTTGTTGATAATTGAGTTTTTATAAACATTTCATTAAATTCACTTCCAGTTGGTAATTCTTCTTTTGGTCTTAATAAATTCATAGTTAAAGCTAATTCACTAGGTTTATCAAAAATAGGAGTAGCAGATAATAATACTACTCTTAAATTAGAAGAAGCTTTATGAATAGCATCATATATAGTTTTATACATAGTACCATTTTCAGAAACAATATTTTGTACTTCATCAATTATAATAATAGAATTATTCAAATCAATTTTCTTTTTCTTTAATTGAGAAACTAATTTATTATAAGATAATATTGTATAATATTTATCAATAATTTTCTCTGCTTTTTCATGTATATCTAATACTTTATCATCTTCTGGATCTAATTTATTTAATAATTCTTTATCTTTTTGAGATATATATGAATCTCCTGTACAACCTGATTTTAATTCTTTATAAAAATTTGTAATTAAAGATGCTGGACATGAAAAAATAATATTTCTTTTACCTTTCCATTGTTCAGCAATTTGTACTGCAGCACAAGTCTTACCAGCACCTATTTTATGATATACTAATAATCCTTTATATGGTGTTGATGGATTTATAAATTGACTTACAAATAATTGTGGTAGTTGATATGTCCATTTTTTAGGAAAACATGTATCTTTGAAAGATGCTTGTTTTATAATTTTATATTTATTAAATTTTTTTAATATTTTCTTTTGAAAGTTATCATCATCTAATTTAGGATAATCAGTCATTTTATAATAATATTATTACAGAAAATATTATTATTATAATTAAATACTTTATTATATTTTTAGTTAGTATTTTTAAAAGCTGATAGATTTCTTATTATTTCTTCTGTTCTATTACACCTTTTCAGTGAAAAAGGTGTAATAAAATCAACTAAATCATCAAGAATAATATTATTAATATCTATTTCACATATATTTTTTTTATTATTTTTATCTAGATAAATATATTGAAATATTAGTGAATTATGATAATTATAATTATATAAATTAATTAAATTTATTATCATTATATATCTATATTTTAATATTAAAATACAAAAAATATCACATTCAGTTCAGTTTTGTATATTGTTATTATTATCATATTTAAAATTTTTTTTATCAAAATTATTATTACTTTTATTATTTTGTTTTTCAATAAAAGGCATTTTTGTTAATAAAATAAATATTTTTCTTATAATAATTAAATAAGATAATAATAATTAATTAAATATTTTATTTAAAAATATAATATTATTATTAATAATATATGGAAAATAAAATTATAATATCATGTATATGTCCTACATATAATAGAAAAAAATTCCTTGAAAATCTCATTTATATGTATAATTATCAAACTTATAAAGAAGAAAATAGAGAATTAATAATTTTAGATGATAGTGATGAATCTAATGAAGAATATATAAATTAGATTATTACTAAATTAAAAATAAAATATCCAAATAATATAAGATATATTTATTCAAAAGAAAGATTACAATTAGGTAAAAAAAGAAATATGTTAAATAAATTAGCATATGGTGAATATATAATGTGTATGGATGATGATGATTATTATCCACCTGAGAAGATATCATTTACAATAAATAAAATGAAAGGTGCTAAATCACAAATATCTGGATCTAGTTTAATATATGTATATTATACAGATATTGATAAAATATATACATTTGGACCATATTCATCATCTCATGCAACTAACGGAACATTATGTTATGAGAAAGAATTTATAAAAAATAGATTATATGAAGATAATGCGAATATGGCAGAAGAGAAATATTTTTTGGATGGATTTAGTATACCAATATTACAATTAGAATCATTAAAAACAATATTATGTATAGCACATGATAGTAATACAGTAGATAAAAATAAATTTAAAGGTTAGGGTAATGAATTACCAATGAAATTAAAAAATATAATAAAAGATAAAAAATTATTAGAATTTTATAAAAATTTAAATAAATGATTAAATAAAATATAATTAAAGTTTTATAAGTATCTAAAAAATAAAATTTATTATAATAATTGAATAAAAAATTATTATAATAATGTAAATTTATGAAAAAAATTATACTTTAATATATTTTATTATCATATTATATATATATATAAATATGAATTCTTATTTTCCTATTGATTATCCATTTGATGTTTCATATAGAGAAGAATGTGTTACTGTATGTAAACCTGTTAAATATGAAAATAAATTTAAAGAATCTGTATCTTCACCATCTAAACCAGATTTATCAAATTTATCTAATAATAATGAATCTAAATCTTTTGTATCTTCTTTTAATGATAATAATAAATATTATGGTTATAATGATAAATCAATATTAACTGATAATGATCCTAATTTAATTAATGATAATACATCTAATAGACCATTATTGCCTAAATTAGATATATCAGATTCAAATATCACTGAAAATGAATTATCAAGTGAAAATATAAAAAAAATATTAAATTCATTAAATGTAGATCAAATATTAACACCAGAAGATTTATTAAATTCAAATCAATTCAAAAAATTAGAAGAATTATCAAAAAGAGAAAATAAAGAAAATAATGCAGAATTAACTTATATAAAATTAGGTATATCTTTATTTATTAGAGTTTTAAATTATTTATCTAAAAATCCTAATGATAAAATATTAAAATATTTAGCTAAAGATTTTTCTACTTATACTCCTCCTACTGAAGTTAATATTAATAATCTCAAAGATATAAATAATGAAATAGATGCAAAAGGTTATGATAATTTATTTAAAAAAATATTAGAATCATTAGATGAAAAAGAAATAAAACCATATGATGAAACAAAAAATTTAAGAGATATTTCTGATAATTATAGTAATAATTATGGATCTATTACTAAATTAAAATATAATTTAGTTGAAGGATTTAATAATAATTCAAGTGATGATGAATTTGATAATAATTTAATTAGAATGATGTTTATTATATGTTTATTATTATTAGTTTATTATTGTTATAAATGTATAAAAAAGAGATAATATATATTATTTTTTTATTAAAGATGTTTGTATCATAAAATTATCAATAAATATTTTATCAAGATCAGTAATATATTGATTAATTAGTTTATTAATAGAATTGATATATTGTTTATCAATAGATTTATTAACACCATATCTATATTCTTTTAAATTATAATGTTCATTATTAATATTATATAATTTATTTAATAATCTATTATAATAATCTAAAGATTCTAATAATTGATTATATACAATAGTTATTTGGTTATTTAAAATATTTTGATTAATATTATTAATAGTATTAGTATGATAAATTGATAGATTTTTTATATCTAATTTTAAATTATCAGGTATATTAGAATAATTTATATTATTGATTATTAAATCCATGTTGTTATATTTATTATATAATAAAATAAATACTTTAATATTTTTTATATATGATTATATTATTATAATATATTCAAATATGAATTTAAATAATATTGATTTAAATGATCCTCTTGATATTTATGCTAAAAATAATAATTTTATTAATAATAATCCTTTTAGTGTTAAATATAAAGAATTATCTATAAAATGGTCTTCTTATCCCGTATATTCTGATAAATCTAAATTAAAAGAATTTTTTATGTTATTAGATAAAAATCAAGTATTATTAGTTGTATCAGGTACTGGTTCTGGTAAAACTGTTATTATACCTAAATTAGTTATGAAATATATGTATAGTAATAATAATAATAAAATAATAGCTATAACTAATCCTAAAATTATTACTACTATTTCTAATGCTGAATTTGGTGCTTTGACTTTAGATGTTAATTTGGGTGATGAAGTTGGTTATAAATTCAAAGGTTCTTCTCATAAATTTAATACTGAAAAAACTAAATTATTATATTGTACTGATGGAACTATTACAGCAACAATATTAAATAGAGATCCTTTATTAATGGAATATAATTGTATTATTATTGATGAAGCTCATGAAAGACAAGTTAATATTGATTTATTATTATATTTCTTAAGAGATATTGTTATTAAAAGACCTGATTTTAAAGTTATTATTATGAGTGCAACTATTAATCCTGAAGTATTTAGAAATTATTTTAATAATTCAAAAAATGGAATAAATTTTGGTGAAATAATGTTTAGTGGTGTATCTAATTATGAAATTAAACAAAATTGGTCTAATGATAAAAATATTAATAGAAAAAATTATATTGAAAAAGCTGTTAATATTATTTATAATGAAATTTTAAATAAAACTGATGATGATAGTGGTGATATTATTGTTTTTGCTGCTACTGAAAATGATTTAAAACAAGGTTGTCAAATGTTAAAAAAATTATGTCCTAATTTAATTAAAATTGAAAAAGATGATAAAAAATTAAAAAATGAAAAATGTGATTCATTATATTGTGTAGAAGTATATGCTAAAATGAGAAATGATAATAAAGAATTAGCTATTAATAAAGATGATTATAAA